CTATCGTGTATCTACTGGCGACCAAGTAAGATATCACATGCCAACCAACCCCGAGCGGGATAGTCTCGAACTCATCCTCAACGATTCGTCCCGCCCCCTGTTCGATAGGGTCATGGCGGGCGATGCGCTGCGGTATTCGCTCGTCAAAGATGGTGAGTACGCGGATTCCGTTGCCCAGCGGGTCATCGAACTGAGCAAACCGTTGCTCGATGATCGCCGCGTCTACGATGCTGCCGAGCGTGCGTACATCACTCGCGCGCCCAACAACTTCCACGACTACCTCATCGCACTCGAATGGAACCGTCCGGCGAAATCACGGTTCTACCAGCCGCGCAAAGCGGTGATGCGCGAGTTCGCTGATGCGTTCACCGAGATGATGGTCAATGACCGCTACGACATCATCCTGTTCTCGATGCCACCACGGGTCGGAAAACTGTTGGCAGACGACACCCCCGTCCTCACAGCACAGGGATGGAAGAATCACGGGGATTTGGTTGTTGGAAATTTGGTGGTCTCGCCGGACGGCAAGTTTGTTCCGGTTACACATGTTCTTCCCAAGAACATCGCTGACCGGCTTGTAACCTTCACGAACGGTGAGCAGATTCAATGTCATGCGAACCACGAGTGGAGCGTGTATGACCGGTCGCACGGAGCATATCGTCTTGTTGAAACCGGTTACATGGAACGGATGAAACTGGATAGCGGCGCACCCGGACGAGGACATCGCTATCGTTTTCAACTTCCCGCGTGTCGCCCGATGCAGGGCCAGCATCAAAGCAATCTTCAGGTAGACCCCTACACGCTGGGGGTGTGGCTTGGGGATGGGACAAATCGGCAACCACGCATCTGCGGAACCACCGCAGACGTGGACGCCCTTGTGAAGAACATTCCCTATGACCGAGTGTGGAACTATACACAGCCGAATACTGGAGTGAACTACGCGGGGTTTGAGACAAAACTTCGCTCTGATCTGCAAACCTATGGCATGTGCAAATCTTGTCAGACCACCGAAAAGCACATTCCAGTCGAATATCTGATTGCGGACAAAGACCAACGCCTTGCGTTGTTGGCTGGGCTGCTTGATACAGACGGCTGTCTTCGTGCTAAGGAACATCGGTACGATTTTACCACGGTGTCCGAACGACTGAAGTCTGATGTGACGGAGTTGATTTCGACATTCGGCTGGCGCGTGAGTTGCCAAACTATAGCACCGTCAACATCGAGTAGCGGCATTGTTGGAAAACAGACGTTCTACTGTCTTTCCTTCAATCCAACCGAACACATTCCTTGTCGCCTCGCTAGAAAACAACTGACCGCGTTCTCTAAACAACGCAGAGTTGCCATCGTGAGTATCGAGAAGGTAGACCCTAAACCGGGAAACTGTATCTCGGTGGCTGGCGGATATTATCGGGTAGGCCGACGGCTCGTTCCAACACACAACACCACCATCTCGCTCTTTGGTCTCTCATGGCTCATCGGACGCAATCCCGACAGCCCCATCCTCGCATCGGCGTTCGCTGAGAAGATCACCACGATGCTCTATGGTGGGCTTCTCGAAATCTACGACGACCCCATCTACAACTACCACGAGATATTCCCGCACATCAAACTCGTCAACACGTCCGCGAAGGACTTGACCCTCGACTTCCGTGCTGACGGCAAGGACTCGTCACGAAAGTACAAGTCGGTCACATGCCGAGCCATCGAGGCGTCGCTGCACGGCTCGACCGAGGCCCGTCAACTGCTCTACTGTGACGACCTTGTGAGCGGCATCGAGGAAGCGTTGAGTCCGTCTCGACTCACGATGCTGTGCGACAAAATGACGACGAACCTCTACAGCCGTCGCAAAGAGGGCTGCAAGGAACTCCACGTCGGTACCCGTTGGTCGATTCACGATCCTATCGGACTCGTCGAGCGTCAGAACGAGGACAACCCGCGCTGCAAGGTCATCCGTATCCCCGCGCTCGACCCCGAGACGGGTGAGTCGAACTTCGATTACCCGTACGGTGTAGGGTTTTCCACGACGTACTACAACGAGTTGAAGCGCCTCGAAGACGACGTGACATGGCAATGCGTCTATCAGCAGGAACCGATTGAGCGCACGGGTCTGCTGTTTCCCGCCGACTCACTCAAGTACACACTCATCCCATTCACTGAGACGTATCTGCGCGAGAATCCCCCAGATGACATCTTCGCGTTCTGTGACGTGGCGTTCGGTGGCGGCGACTTCCTAGCCATGCCCATTGCCTACCAGTGGGGCCTCGATCCACCCGTCATCGCAGACGTGGTGTTCACGAAGGGTGGTTATACGGAGAGTGAACCGCTGGTCGCAGGGATGCTTGTGTCGCGCAACGTCCAGCGTGCGGTGTTCGAGGCGAACAACGGTGGTGACTTCTATTCCCGCGATGTGGCGGAACTGGTGGTAGCAACGGGACACATGTGTCAGGTTACTGCCACGAGAGCAGCGTCGAACAAGAGTAAAGAGACGCGCATCGTACAACACAGTCCTGCCATTCGTGAGTTCGAGTTTCTTGACCCGTCCATCGCAGAACCGATGTATCGGGCGTTCCTGATGGGCCTGACATCGTACACGATGAGCGGCAAGAACCCGAACGACGACGCACCTGACTCGCTGGCCGGACTCGCGGCGATGATGCGGACGAACCTGAATGCCACCTTGACCGTCTTCAACAGAGAGCACATCTGACCAAGGAGGTCGGTTTGGAATCACGCGAGTATTGGGCGTCATTGGCATCGCTGAGTGGTGAGGAAGTCGGACGACGACTCGGCATCGACGGCGGTAGCGCTCGACGCAAGATTCGTGATGCGAAGCGCGAGTATCCGAAACTCGATTGGTATGGCGGTCTCGCCCCCGTGGCCAACTCCACGAAAGCCCGCATGGGCATCGGCGTGTGGGACTTGCACCATCCGAAGCATGACGCGAAGTTGTGGGCCAACATCCTGCGCTTCGTCGCAGACACCGATCCCGACATCTTCGTCTTCGGCGGCGACAATGAAGACCTCGAAGTCGTGTCGCATTGGGTCAAAGACAAGCGCAAGATAGTCGAAGGCAAACGACTCAAGAAGGACTATCTCGACTTCAATCGGGACGTGCTTGACCCCCTCGACGCGATTCTGCGTGAGAATGTCGAGCGAGTATTCCACCTCGGAAACCACGAGGATTGGGTATCACAATACCTCGATGTTCATCCTGAGATGGAGGGGATGATCGAGTTTGAGGAGTATCTACACCTCGACGGATGGCAAGTCATCCCCTATGGCGAGACGGCCAAATTCGGACATCTCCATTCGATGCACGGCACCTACACCAACATTCATCATGCTTACAAAACGGCACAGGTCTACAATCGAAGTGTGATGTATGGACATATGCACACGCTTCAGACTCACACCATAGTGACCCCACTCGATTCGTTGCCCTACGCGGCCACCTCGGTACCGTGTGCGTGCGAACTGAACCCGTCGTACCGACTCAATCAACCCAATAGTTGGGTGACAGGCTTCACAGTCTTCTACATCCGTCCTGACGGTCAGTTCAACCTGTTCCCGGTCGTCGCGTTGGATGGCTGTTTCACGGCTCCCGATGGCACCTACTATGGCTAGGAGACGGCAATGATTACCAATATCCCGTCCGATGTCCTCAGCGGTCGCAACGTGCTGCGTACCGACCTGACGACGTTCACCGTCGAGAATCTGAAGACGGACCTCGCGCGCGTGCTCCCGCAGCACGCCTACAACCGCGCGCAGATTCGAGCGCTTCAGGAGTATCTGAAGGGCTGGCATCCCAACATCAACGCGCGGATCAAGACCACGCGCACGGATGTGGACAACAAGATTATCGTCAACTATGCGTACTCCATCACCCGCGACATCGTGGGGTACTTCCTCGGCAAGCCCATCCAGTACACGAACCGCAACGGCAAGTTCCGCAAGCAGATGGAGAACTTCGTCAACGTGCTGAATGCGGAGAACAAGTCGCTTGTGGACTATCAGATAGCCGAGGACTGCTCCATCTGCGGTGTCGGCTATCGTGGTGTGTTCACCGATGCGAAACCGCGCAACGACACGAAACTCAAACTGCTGCGTCTCGAACCCGCCGACACGTTCGTCGTCTACTCGACCAACCCCGTCCTCCCGCCCGCGTACGCGGTAACGGCGTACGAGTCAGCACCGTCGAGCATGTTCGGCCCCGTGGCTCCGGGTAGCGGCATCACCTTCTACAAGGTCTACACCCCTGACAAGATGTTCACCTTCAAGGATGTCACGCTCAACGGACAAGACCCGATGGTTGGCGGAATGCTCGAACTCGTCGAGGATGAGACCAAGGACATCAACTTCGGTGGCGGTCTGCCCATCATCGAGTACCAGAACAACCTCTGGCGGCTCGGGGATTGGGAGACGGCGCTGTCCATCATGGACGCACTCGACGGTGTGGCCTCCGACGGTATCAACGACATCCAGCAGGCTGTTGATGCTGTGCTGGTAGTGCTCGGCGCTGAGATGACCGAGGAGATATTCGCCAGTCTGTCCAAGAACGGATTTCTCTCGGTCTCCAACATCCCTGCGGGCGTGAAGCCAGAAATCAAATTCATCTCCGAAGCCATGAGTGCTGATGTCGGTGTCGCCATGCGCGACTATCTCGAAGCCACGCTTCGTGTCATCGTCGGCGTGCCTGACAGAAAGACGCGCGGTGGTGGCGGCGGAGACACGGGCGACGCGGTGTTCATGCGCGACGGCTGGCAGGACATCGACTTGGTGGCCACAGCCAAAGAGCCGTATTTCATTCAGGCCGAACGTGAGGCGCTATCCGTCATGCTCTACATCCTCGGAACGTTCGATGAGGTTGCCAACATCAAGGCGATGGACATCGACATCCACTTCAACCGCAACAAGACCGCGAATCTTCAGAGCAAGGCGCAGGTCTACACGGGACTCACCAGTGGCTCATCGCCGCTCTCGCCAATCGACGCACTTGACATCGCTGGTTTGACGAATAACGTACACGATGTTATAATGCGTATGGAGACTTTTGCTACAGAAAATGCAGCAAAAGCCGCCGAGGCGTTGAAAGTATCCAATGCCCTCACGAACTCCGACCCCAACAGCACAGCCACGACTGACAAAACGGCTGCTCCAAAGGTGAAGGCGGGCGCGAAGGCCACGACAGGGGCGGACACCAAAACCGCGTAGCGGGGTTGATGTTCGACAACTGACAGGAGCGTTGTAATGCTGAAGAAGGAAGATTTCGCAACTGAGGAACAGTGGATCGAGTATCAGGCCGATCTCGACCGGGAGCGCACCGCTGCATCCGTCACCGCACGCAAGAATGCGCTGAAAGATGCCGACAAGGACGTGCAGTCCCGTATCGACGCGGCTATTCTTGAGGAGCGAACCAAACTCGAAGCGAGTGAGACCGAGCGCCTTGAGATGGATCGCAAGAAGATTGATACCGAGCGTGCCACCCTCGCAACCGACCGCAAGAGTTTCACAGCCAGAAAGACGTTGCTGGGCGCAGGTTTCGCTGACGAGGATGTCACCAACCTTCTCCCTTTGTTCACATCAGTTGCCGATGCAGTCTTCGACACGACCATCGAGTCATTCATCAAGGTGAACTCCGCTACGGTGAAGTCGCAGGTCGATGCAGCAAAGCAAGCACTCCTGACCAATGCAACACCCCCGAACGGCCAGACCACGGCCCAGACCGATGCGTTGCACAGCGCGAATGAACTGGCCGCAAAGGGTCAGGATGTAGCGGCTGTTGATGTGCTACTCAAAGACGCGGGCTACTAACCACTAAGGAGCACTACAGATGGCCCTTTCTCCCGTTGGAACGCAGGGTGTGTTCGC